CCTATTCCAACAAGTTCACCTGATGATATTGTAATAGCTGTAGCATCGCTAGAATTAGAAATTCCAGTTATACCTTCTTTGCCAATCTTAGTTAATGCCACAGTCTATCTCCTTATGCGTAAGGGCTATCGCCAAGTACGCTTGTATCCCAAGCTGCCTTGAGTTTAGCAATTGTGTCTGCGCTACCAATTGCTGAAGCGGCTGGTGCATCACGCAGTGCAGCTTTCTTAGTTACAGATGCAGTCTTTGCAGATGCGTCATCAGCTTCTAGTGCTTTCATGTACACGACATCCTCTGCCTCAAGCAGTGGCTTACGTACTTCACGGATTTTGTCTTTGAAGATTACTTTGGCTGCTGTTACATCTTCTGATATAACTGTGCCATCCAATGACCATGCACCACGGAAGTGACGGTCAGAAGGTACGGTTGCTGTTGAGGCATCAATCTGATTCCCGTCCTTGTCTACGATGTATGTTTGTGCCATTAGGTTTCTCCCTCTTAGGCTGCTAACTCAGTGACGCTAAGTTCTTCAGTAATCTTCCAAGCGTTGCGCCACTCTCGTGAACCCGGAAGCTGTTCTTTACGGCATATAACCAGTTTAGGTTTGTTGCCCTCATCCCAATTGCGCCATACGTGCTGTGGGCAATCTTTCATAATTAGGTATTCTATTGCTTGCTCTTCTGTCATAGCCTCTACAGGTTTTGTGTTATGTAGCAAGTGTCCTCTGGTATGCTTCTTGAAGTCAGGCTTTGCTTCATCTTTAGCTAGTTCCCAGTATACCTGTACTGGTGGTAGGATGCCGCCCTGTAACGCACAAGCCATCCAGTTAGGGTCAGGTACAAGTATCTTTGCACATTCGTCTATGCTGTCCTCATAGACTACACGGTAGTCAGTCTGTACACCGTCTAGGTTTTCTTTAGCCCAGCATAGTCGGTCAAATAGGTGTGTGCCTTGAAACTCTGGGGTCACTGTCATGCGAGGTCTCCAATTATCGTGTCACAGTTCTGTTGCCCATCTTCATAAGAATCTGAATCGTATGACGTAGTGCCGTAACTACTTGTGGTAAAAGTTCCAAACCCCCCAACATAATCATTAGCAAAATTGGTGTACGCATCACCTGCTGAGGCTGCGTTTGCAAAGTGTGAACCAGAATAATCGTTATTAACCATATTATTTGTGAATGATATAGGATTAGTCAGACCTGTCCCCGCATCCGTTAAACTGCTAATATTGAAAGAATCACGAGCAGTGGTGCTGGTGGCTAAAGTGTAATTTATCCACGCCTTCGCACTACCATTCACCACAAACTTTGTATTAAGTGACCCAGCGGTGCTGTGTTCTAGTGTATCTGCTTTGATTTTTCCTAGTGCCATTATCCCGCAATCTCCATTACTGTAATTGAACTAGCGTAACGACCTTCTTGATTGTTGTCGGTATCTGCATCAGACCTATTTACATAGACATTGCCTGTATTTCCGCTTGGTTCACTAAGAATTTGTATTTTGTAAGTTACTTGTGAGGTGGTGCTTGGAGAATCTAAAAACATTCCAGACATTTGAAAAATAAACTGACTGCTTGGGTCATCAGAGTTAGACATTGTTGCACGGTTTCTACTACCAGCAGCATCACCAACATAAATAGCTGTACTGTCACGCACCATTCTAACAAAAGCAGTCACATTGGTAGCGGATGCAACCTTACAATCCATAAAAACCAATACTTTACTTGATGTTGTTGAGGGTGTTATGTTTACAGATAAACCAGTGATATCAGTAAAACTTGTTGATGATGTTAAAAAGGTGTCTGTTTTTGGAGTTTGCAAAACTTGTAGAATAGAACCAGTGCTATTGACAATAGGCTTGCCAGCAAGAGTTTGTATTGCGTCTGTTTTAATTAAACTCATGCTAGGTCTCCAATCACTATAATTCTTTGTGGATTATCTCCAAAAGCCCCATTATCAAATTGCAAAGATTCTCCATCTACTCTTGATGATGAGTTAATTGAAAAAAACAAACCGTCTGGATTAGCACTATCGCCATTGGTTGCTGCGCCAGAATAGTTTGCAGAACTCATTGCGCTGGTAAAGTTAAAGGCTTGCTTTCCAGTTGCAGTGTCTCCCAAACTAGAAATATTAAAACTTTCGTTAAGAGTTGTTCCTGCCGCATTTGAATTAGCATAGCATTTTGGTGCAATTTGTTTAGTCAACGTAGCCGCACCACCACCTGTGCTTTGTATGGTATCTGCTTTTAATGTACTCATAGCGTCACCAATGTCCCACCGCTTTCAACGGTTAATGTAACACCAGAAGCCACAGTAAACGGACCAGTTACGTTGGCGTTCTCTGTAGCTAGGATGGTTATATTTGCTGTAAGGGATTGTGCGTTGGTACGAAATAGACCACCACCCTTGAAGTTACCCTTGTTCTCAGCAGGTGGTACAATCGTACCAGCTTGAGGTGCTAGATAATTTACAAAGATGTTGCCTGTACCAGCAGAAGGGGCAGCAGTGAATGTAAGTGTAGTGCCATCAGGAATAGTATAGGCTGCTGTGTCTTGCACAACACCATCAACTGACACCAGTACGTCCTGCACAGAGGATACTGTTGTAGTTAATGTAAATGTGGTATCACTACCGTCACCATTAAAGCGTTGTACAGCTTTAGTAGCTTGGTAGGAACCCGGAACTTTTTGACCAATATACGGCATACTTTATTCCTTATGAACTAATAGTATCAACTACGGAAACCCAAACATCTGCACTGCTTGCGGTATCACTTTGTACTTTGAGTACATCACTTGCTTGCATTACAACTTTTGCGCCGCCATCTAGTACCTGCAAGGCTGAACCTACAGGGATAGGTGCATCTTTAATAATGTAGTGGTCGTTAGACCCATCATTAATAAACACATCCATTAGAATCTGTGTTGTTGTAACATTAGCAATATTGATACCAATAAGCGCATCATCGGAGTTAGCTGTACGCAATGTCACTGCGCTTGTACCAACATTCCTTGCAATGTTTCTTTCAAAATCCTGTGCCATATCTTCTCCTAATTAAGATAAGTATAATTATACCATACTTTTATTCATTTGTCAATAGCTAAAGCGCAATCGCCATCGCCACGGCAAAGCCAGCAGTTGCACCTGCGGCTGGTAAGTTAGTCAACTGTGAGCCATCTACTCCCGGCAATCTAGCAGAACCATCTAAGACAATCGCATTGCCAGCAGATGTTCCAGTGTTTAAAACCGCTGCTGTTCCTAGCCCCATTGATGTACGTGCTGTACCTGCAGTCTCTAATACAAAGTTAGAACCGTTACCAACAATAAAACCGCCATCTGTTACTGCTAGTCCAGCTACATCCTGTAACTGTGCATCTAGTCTTGCATTAGCAATTGTACCTGTAAGCTGTGTAGCTACAATAGACTTATTAGTTAGTGTCTGTGTACCTGTATCGGATACCAGAACTGCGTCTGCATTTCCAATGGTATTACCACCGGGTAGTGTTAAGGTATTTGTTGCTTGTTGACTATGAGGTTGAGGTTGAATAATTTGGGCATGGGCATTATTTACTTCACAATAAAACTTTACCTGCGCTCGTGTCCCTGTTCCTGTATGTATGTCTACAATACCATCTGATATAACAACACCGCCACTAGAGCCGTTACCATCAAGGTTAACCTTACCAGAACCATTAGGTAGTATATCAATATTTCTATTAGAACTAGAAACAATATCTCTTGCTAAAACATCTAAGTCACCACCTAGTTCTGGTGATGTATCGTCTACAACTGCACTGATACCGCTTGATGCTGCGACAATGGCAGATACTGCAACTTTACGTAAAGCAGTAGCTGAATTATCATACATCAACAGTAAGTCGTTAGATGCATCAACTGTTGCTTCGGCAGTTTGACCAGTAATTACTGTGGAATCTACAGCAATGTCATTAGCATTAGCAGTAATACCTGCACCACCAATAACATTAAGTGTAATATCACCTGATGTACCACCACCTGTCATGCCTGTACCGGCAACTACAGAAGTAATGTCACCCGGTGCAGCAGC